GGACACGAACGGCAAAGGTTAAGGAATTAACACCTGGGGAACTGACTGCAGAGTCCTATGATGATTCCTATATTGATGATGATGCGCCTGACTGGGATGCAACAGCTCAGGGTGTTAAGTCAGCCGGTCAAACCAGCGTAACACTTGCCTGGAAACCTGGTGAATCTGGCCAGAAGGATCTGGTTGACTGGTTTATGAGTGGTGATGAAAAATCTTACAAAATTAAATATCCAAATGGGGCAGTTGATGTTTTCACCGGCTGGGTAAATAGTTTGGGTAAGACTATTTCACGAAACGAAGTTATTACCCGTAGTGCACAAATCACCAATAAAGGTAAACCTTCTCTGGCTGAAGATAACGCTTCGACTAACCCTTAATATATTCGTCAGCGGTGCAAAGGCACCGCGAAAGGTAATGAAATGACTTATCTTAAAAAAGACACATTAAATCCCGATGGTGAGAATATTTTACTGTTTGAGTTATCGGCTTACAGTAGAATGCAATATATTGAATTTATGGTTGAAGAGCGGAAGTCATTACCATCAGAGGAAAGCACACCTGAAGAAAACTTTAAATTGGCCACCTTGTTGACTATGCGTGATCAGGCCATGCTCGTTGCATTATCCTTGAGCGAGGCGGATGAAGAGCAACGTGAAGGGAAAGATATTTTCCCTGAAATTATACGAAAATATCCACCAGGGTTATTGGGCAGCGCTGCATTACTTGTGCGTATGCTTTCAGGGATGATCCCACCAGTTAATAATGACCCTGAGAAAACTGAAGAAGAGGAAGAGCCAGATTTGGAAAAGTCCTGACCCGCTCACGTCGCTTTGCTATGCGATTAGCCAGGGAGTTTGGACGGCCAGACTGGCGCGCAATGCTTTCGGAAATGTCTTCCTCTGAATGGTTCGAATGGATTGAGTATTACCAGGATAATTGTTTTAGCGACGACCTCCTGGACTCTCATTTTGCCAATCTTAGTTATCTTGCTGTCAGTCTCTTCACTGATCCGGATAAACACGGAATTACCTCCCTTGATTTTAGTTTGTTATCAAAACGTGAGGGAGAAAGTGAGTTGGATTCAGATGAGCAACTTATGTCGATAGCCGAAAGCATTCCTGGAGGAGTTCGCTATGTCCCAGCCAGTGGGTGATCTGGTCGTTAAAATTGACGGCGATAGCGCAAAATTTGATGAGGAAGTTGCTCATCTGAATAAGCAGCTGAGCGGGTTAGGTAGAGCCGCGAACGACAGTACAGCCCAGGTCACCGCAGCTTTCACGCGGCAGGAGCGTGCTGCAAAACGTGCCGGTATTTCAATCGGCCAATACAATAATGCAATGCGCATGTTGCCTGCGCAGCTTACTGATGTCGCAACTCAGTTAGCTGGTGGGCAGAGCCCATGGCTAATTTTGCTCCAGCAAGGCGGTCAGGTTAAAGACTCATTTGGTGGCCTGATCCCAACATTTCGAGGATTACTTGGAGCTGTAAGTCCGTTGGCCGTTGGGGTTGCAGCTTTGACCGCCGCAGGTGCCGGAATTGGATATATCTTCTATCAGGGAACGTCAACCCTTTCCGATTTTAATAAGACGTTGACGCTATCAGGTAACACGGCTGGTCTGACTACCGACAGAATGCTGGCACTGGCAAAATCGGGACAGCAAGCAGGACTCACCTTTGATCAAACCACTGATTCTCTGACTGCATTAATTAATGCTGGCGTGGGGGCGGGTGCGCGTTTTGATGAACTGAGCCAGTCAGTTGCAAAATTTTCTACGGCATCTGGTATCCCCATTGAAAAGGTTGCGGAAGCGTTCGGGAAACTGACCAATGACCCGACGTCCGGCCTGGTTGCGATGGCGCAACAATTTCATAATGTGACAGCCGAGCAGATTGATTACGTTGCTCAGTTACAACGTTCAGGAGATGAAGCCGCCGCACTTCAGGCGGCTAATGATGCGGCGACGAAGGGATTTAACACCCAGACTCAGAGCCTGATCGATAACATGGGGACGATTGAGCGGTCTGCTGATTCGTTGAAACGCGCGTTTAAATCCATGTGGGATGCTGCTCTGGATTTGGGGCGGCCTGACACCGCAGGGGAGATGGTAAGCAAGGCGCAATCAGCTTTTAAGCAGGCTGATGACATCTGGAATCTCAGGAAAAATGATCGTTATGTAAACGATGAAGCCAGAGCCCGTTTCTGGAATGACAGGGAGTCGGCCCGACTGGCTCTTGATATGGCGCAGCAGCAAGCAGGTATTGCCAAAGCCAGCGCAGCAGCGGCCGAAAAGGAAGCGGAGGCAGAATCTGAAAAACAGAAATATGCCGCTCAAGCACAAGCCAATTATGCTAAATCGCAGACTGCGCTTGAAAAGTATACCGCCAGGCAGAATGAATTAAATAAAGCTCTGAAAGAAGGGCATATCCTACAGGCTGATTACGCCATCAATATGGCCGCAGCCAAGAAAGAATATGAGGCCACCTTAAAAAAAACGCCGAAACCAAAAGGCGTTAAAGTTTCTGCTGGTGATCGTTCTTCTGATCAGACTGATGCCGAAACCCTGCAGTTGATGACGCAGTTAAAGTTGCTGCAACAGCATACGGGGCTTAACGATACCATCAGTCAGCAACGTAAAAATTTGTGGTCTTTACAGTCAAAATTCGCGGTTATAGAAGAGGCGTCGAAAACACGCGCGCTGAGTAAAGATGAACAATCTTTACTCGCCAGCAAGGATAAGGTTCTGGCGCAGGCTGAGGTTAATGCGAAACTTGGCGATCAGATCGTTGCTCAGGAACGTCTGAATAAGCTTCAGGATAACTCGTTAAAATATGTTACTCAGATGCAGGAAAAGACTGCTGCACTGACAGATAGTGCTGGGTTAAGTGACAAGGACGCACAACGTAATAGCGAGAGGGCGCAATTAAGGCAGGGATGGAAAAATCAGGGTGGAAGCCTGGAAGATGAAGGGTATCAGAAAGAGCTTTCCGCACTTGAGGGTTATTACGCTGCACAGGATGAAATGCGTAATAACTGGTTGGCCGGCGTTCAGTCGTCATGGGAAAACTATGCTGACATGGCCACCAATTACAATCAGATCGCTGCGGATACAACCAATACTGCGCTCGGAGGAGTAACAAGCAATCTCCAGCAGGGGTTATATGATCTTGCAACTCAGTCTGAAGATGCTGGCGATGCCCTGAGTAACATGGTTGAAGGTTTTGGTAAAACAGTCATCCAGACCCTGGCACAGCTTGCTGCACAATGGCTGGTATATCAGGGGGTGCAGTTGCTTGTGGGGAAAACTACACAAGCCTCTGCTATTGCTCCTATGGTAGCGAATGCGCAGGCCACCTCCCTGCAGGCCCAACTGGCAGCATATGCTTCTACTGCCGCCATACCAATTGTTGGTCCTGCTCTGGCTCCTGCTGCTTTGGCTGCAGCGGCTGGCGTCACAGCCCCTCTTGTTGCTGCAATTTCTGCATCCGCCCTTGCTGGCATGGCGCACGACGGCATTGATAAAATTCCGGAAACGGGCACCTGGCTGCTGAAAAAAGGGGAGCGGGTTACGACGGCAGGAACATCGGCAAAACTAGATTCCACACTGGAGCAGGTGCGGAAACAGCGCTCCCTTGCCGGAAACCCGTTGCATGTTGAGTTTAATAACACTTACACCGGGAAACCGGACGATGCAACGATCCAAATGTGGGATCAGCGGCAGCGTGCATCTGAAAAAAGGCTTAAGCAATATTTTACTTCCCAAGTTATTAATCCAACTGAGAATTATGGTCGCTCACTTAAATCAGTTTATCCGGGGAGGCGTAAGAAATAATGACCGATATTTATTATCCTCATGATTGTATACCCGGACCAACGTACGATAATTATGGATTTGAACCGACTGATCCTATGATTCGAACCGATAGGGTAGGGGGGCTTGCCAGGCAGCGTAGAAAATATACATCAGTGCCGACTGATAATACGGTTGTCTGGCAGTTTAAAACTGACGCGCAAGCACAGGCATTTGAAGCATGGTACAGGGATGTATTAACTGATGGTGTTGCATGGTTTTACATGAAATGCAAAACCCCTGTTGGCCTTAAATTTTTTAAATGTCGATTTGTGGGTATTTATAAGGGTCCTGCCTTTATTAAACCCGGAGATCGGAAGAGCGTCGTGTAGGGAAAGAGTGTAGATCTCGGTGGTCGCCGTAT